AAATGTCATAGCGGTTGTAGGTGTAGATCCAGATTTAATTACTAGTTCTCCACTAGAATTTGTTAGACTACCAAAAGTAGTACCATCATCTTTAAGTGTAACATCTGCTCCACCTGCATCTAAAACTATATCTGTAGTTGCATCAAGTGTAATACTAGACCCTGAATCTATCTCTGCAATAACAGGTGTAGTTAAAGTTTTATTTGTAAGTGTAGCAGTTGAAGTTGCTGATACTAATCTAGCATCACCACCTGTGCTAGGTAGGGTTAAAACATTATTAGCACTTTCTGAATGTGGTGCTGCAATAATTGTCTGTCCGTGTGAATTAGCTTCACAATTTAATACAATTTTACCTTGGTTAGTATTACCTTTTATAACAACTTTACCAGTGCCATTTGGTGCTAATTCTATATCTGCATTTGAAGTAGTAACAATATCTTGACCATTTACATCTAAGTTTCCACCTAATTGTGGTGTAGTATCCTCAACTACATTTGATATTGCACCTGATGTAGCTAAACCTGATACAACTGCTGATCTTGCAATTTTTTTAAGGCCACCACCTGAAGTATCTATTGCTAAAAATACATCATCATTAGCGACTGTTGATATTTCTGATAAATCACCAACTGCTACAGAATTAAAGTTTGTACCATCTGCAATTAATAAATTACCTGAAGTATTTGTACCCATGGTAATATCATCACCAGATACTGTAAGATCTCCAGAAATAGTTAAGTTTCTAAGTCCAGTTAAATCTTTATTAGAATCTACTATTACTGCTTTAGATGCACTTACAGTTCCTGCTGTAATACCATCTACTAAATTTAATTCTGATGCTGTTGAAGTAACACCATCTAATATGTTTAACTCAGCAGTTGTGGATGTTACTCCATCCATAATATTTAGTTCTGCTGCTGTTGCAGTTACACCATCAAGAATATTAAGTTCTGCTGCAGTTGATGTAACACCATCTAATATATTAAGTTCTGCTGCTGTTGCTGTTACGCCATCTAATATATTTAACTCTGCTGCAGTTGATGTGATAAGCGTACCATCTAAATTAATAGCATCAACATTTGCTGTACCATCTATAAATAAATCTTTAAACTCAAGAGAGGAAGTTCCTAAGTCTATATCATTATCTGTAATAGGTACAATAGCACCATCTTGTATTCTTAATTGTTGTACTGCTGCTGATGATACTTCAACATAAAATTCTAAATGATTATTACTTGTATCTACAAGTATTTTGTTTAATGAATCTGCATCTCTAAGCGTAGTTACAGGGCCACCCTCACCTGCTGTTCCATCATGTGAGTGTCCTGTTGTTGCATTAAACGCAGCTAATACTTGGTTAAACTCATCATTAGAATGAGCTGCAAGTATAGTATCACCTGTAGTGAAACTTGACTGTCGTGCTGAATAGCCTGCCATTATCTTCTTCCTCCTGGGGTAAATTCTAATTGAAATCCTTTAACTGAAAATGAGTCTGCACTATTTTGATCATCTATCTGTAGTGCTACTGCAAATCCAGATCCTTCTACTGATTGTCTTACTAATGGAACACCTGATGCATCATATAATGAACTACCATAAATTGCAGCCCCATATTGCCCAGCACCACCTACACTAGGTAGTGAAATCTTTTCTGGTTGTGGGCTATTTTGGTCATCATAATTATATCTAAGAGCTAAGTTTGCATCAATAGATGTACCTTCACCTTCATAGTTTAAATTAACTCTTTGCATATACTTTCTAACACCTGGATCTCCCATTACCATATCAGGTGATCTGTACACTGCTTGAATAGTAGTTGTAGTTGCACCTGTAGCAAAAGTATTTCCTGTTTCCATTTTATAGATAAATCCATCATAACCACCAAATACTTGTGTTTCAACATTACTAATAAAATCTGAATCTGTACAAGCTGGTTTAATACCTACCATATCTGCATATTCAAATCCTATAGAACCTGTATTAGGGTTATTTTTTAATACACCTATAATTCCTTTAGATGATAATTGTCCTACAGCATCAACTGGATAGAATAATCTATATTGTGATTTATCTCTAATAACTAAAGATGTTATTCTATCTAATCCTATATCATCAATTCTTGATTGTATTTGTCTTGAAATAGATCCAAGTTCAACGTCACCAATTCTAGCAGTACCAGCAATAGTTCTTAAACCATCTGGTGCTAAAAATATTACATCACCACCAATCTCTTGAATACTACCACCATCTCTGCATCCAATATTTCTAGTAACTTCTTGTACTGCAAAATTACTTGATGATGTTCCTGTTAATTTGTAAATTCTATCTTCACAAAATACTATTAATTCATTTCTAAATACTTTTAATCCAACAACAGCAGAGTCAACTTTAAATGATCCTGCACCACTAGCAGTTGTAAAATTATCTTCTTCAAATGGTACACTAAATATAACTTCTTGTGAATTACTTGCACCAGCATAAAACATATGGTTTTGAAATGCTTTTACAAATTTAGGATTACTTGGAGCTGTACCACCACCTGTTGCGTTTACAACATCAACTGCAAAACTAGAATTAATTATTTGTGCAGGTGAATGTCCTGTTGCAATAACTAATTTATCAGTTCCATTAAAATTAAATTTTTCAAAATCGTATGCTCTAGTTGATGTTCCTAATCCAGTTGTTAAAGTTGTAAAACTACCTGATGTAGTTCCCCTATGTATATCCCCACCTCTAGCAACTATCACCTGTCCATTAAATATAATAGAACAATCAACAACTAGACTACTATTACTAGATCCTTGTGGAACAATTGTACTATTAAATTGAGCTGTACCACTAACACGTCTATATCCACCTTTTATATCAGGTTCAAAGTTTTGTAAGATAAGTGCCTCTCCAGGTTGCATTGAGAATACATCTTTATTCAATGTTAATCCACCAGCACAACTTACCACAAATGGTGATATTAAATCAGTAGTTGGCATCTTTATCTTTTTCTCTCTTTATAGATAAATTTCGTAATCGTTCTGTTTCTTTATTTGTTAGTGGCCCAAAAAGATCTGCTTTAGATTCTTTTGTTTTTAGTAATTCAAAATCTTTTTTTTCTTTTCTTAGCAGATTAGTATCTTCTTCATTATTTAAACCATTGTTCATCATTCTGACAGCTTTCTTCTCAGCATATCTCATATTATCTTCTGGCTCTTGTATCCTCTTATCTTTAAATTCCATAACCATTATGATACTCTGCCTCCTATATTTGTATTAATACTTTGACCAATAATATCACTACGCATATATTCATGTTTAGTAGCGTAATCTACTTTTAGTAATCTAAGTTTTCTTTGAAAATCTCTATCTGCTAGTTGTGCATGTTGTGGATCTGATCTCAACATGTATGTATAATATTTTGCTCTATCAACTATTAATGTACCAAATCTATCTGGTAAAGACATATTATCTCCATGTGCTGATAAATCAGTATGTGTTTTATAATAATTATAACTTACTTCAAAATCACTTTTATCTGGTCTCGGACTTACACCAAAAGAAGTATAATTTGGTAATATATACATTCTTACAGGATCACTGTAATTACCACTTTTATTTCTATCATCTAACATTTTAAAATTTTGTAAATAATGATCATAGGTTATGTAAGGTAATTTTCTATTTACAATATCACTTCTAGAACATCTTACATAATCTACATCTAATTGCACACCAGGTGCTTCTAAATATATAAACGAAGTTTGTGCTGTTGCCGTAAATACTGTATTAAGTATTTTACCTTCTCTAAAATTAGTAACAGCTACAGTTTTATCTAAATTTTGAGTTCCACCTGCAGAAGTTCCAACTCTAACAATTAATGCTGTAGTAGAACTATTTGGACTTAATACTCTTACTTGTAAATTATATTGTTTATTAACTACAGTTTCTACAGCTTGGTAAGCTGCTGCATCATTTAGATTTAATCTACCATTACCACTTGATGTGTGAGAAGGCGATCCATCTCCAGTTGTCCAATTACTTATATTAGATGTAAACTCGCCATTAGTTACTATTTCCCTTGGGCCCATTGTAAATGAATCTATATCTATTTTTCTTAAATCAGCTGGTAAATCATATTCATTATCGCCAACAAATAAAACTTGAGTTGTTCTTTCATATAACAAAGGTATCTCACCACCTTCATTATAAATATCATGAATACCTTTATTTACAAAATCTTTAACAGCAGTTTGTATACCTCTACTAGAGGCAAACGTGCTTGAAGTTAATTCTGTTTCGTTAAGTTCTCTAAGAACTCTGTTTGTTAGTGTTAGGTAAGTTGTTGCCATTTTCTAATAATTTTAATATTTTATCTAATTTTTGTTCTTGGTCATTTAATCTTTTTTCTAATTTGATAACCCTCATAGTATTATCAACTGGCCCTAACTGAATAATTCTTTGTCCTGTGCTAGCTCTAGTTTTTTTTGTTAAATCGTAAACAGTCATATTTCTCCTAAATATTATAAGGGGTATAAATTAAAGGGGGCATATAGCCCCCTCTAATATTAAACAGATTACACAGCAGTATCGTGCTGAGAGTCTGTATTTCTATCAGTTTCGTCAATACCTGATACGTCACATAGTACAGCGAATACTCTGATCTTACCAGCACTAGATGCAGCATCTAGCACTAATACATCAAGAGTATCTGCACTTGCAACTATAGTTCTAGCTGTAGCTGTTGGTGCAGAGAATCC